TAAACAATTTATTTGTCTGTCTTCACCAAGACCAAAAGCCTTTGGTGCTAACAATAATAATATAGCTATTACTAATGCTGCTCCTAATAGCTTATCATATGCATTTAAATTTTTCATGTACATAAGTCCATATTACAAATACAATCACCACATATTTCGTCTGGCTTTTCTTTTGGCTCTACAGGAACTTCTTGAGTTGCAAATCTCTTATTAAAGAAATCACTTTCCCAATCATATTCTTCCCAAGCTGTACAACCTACTACAAATATCATTAATATTATTATCATATATTTCATTACCATTTCTCCAAAGGCCTTTTATTAGGGTTTTTATAATCATGAGGTAAAGATATATTTAATATTGAAGGCCTTCTATCTTTACCAACCCACACAAAATGATGTGATACCATTATTGGAGTAGGATTAGTATACCAAGCTAGTATTTCTTTCTCTGATCCTAATACTCCATTCTCACAATAAATTTCTATGTCTTCTTCTGAAGGTGCTACTAGATATTCAATACTTCCATTAATATCTTTACACGATGCGTACACAAAATTATTCATTTCTTTATATACCCATCGTACCACGATTTAATAGAATTAATTGGCCATTGGCCATAATGCCCTTCCGGCTGTGTTTGTAAGTAGCGAGCATCCATATAGCTAATTGATTTTGCAAGCTCAACAAAGTTTTCAAAATCCTCATTTGGTTGTTCAAATATAGTAGTTGTTTCTTCTTGTGCTTTCTTCCAGAATGGCGTATCATATATAGATCCTTCTTTATAGTGCCATAAAATAAATGTGTGTATCTCATGAATCATTTTATTAATTATAGATGTTAAATCATTTATTGAAGAAACATCCCTTGCTAAATTTGCTTTCTCTGATAAAGATGGATCATAAAAAGTAGCCCAATTAAAAAGAGTACTAGCTACATCTAGGTATAATTTTACTGCAGTGGATTCCATCGGTTCAAGAAATGCTAATCTATTACCATTTAATATTATTTTTCGTCCATTGGAATCTATTCGTATAGGTTCTTTTGCCTTATATGATTCAAATGGTAAATTAATTGTTTCTTCTGAATGTTCAAAATGCCCACTATAAGATCCTGAAGCTTCAGGAAATGTTTCTCTAAAATTCATTTTAGCAATTTCCAGCGGTGTAATATCTTTATTATACAAATATCCATAAGAAGTAGTTTCTGTAGTATTTGGAATTATAAATGTCCATCCATCAGGTGTTGCTACGTTTCTAGTCCAAAGTTGAGGATCAACTGGATTTGGTCCTACTGCTAATAAAACAGAATTTACTGGACAATATAATGATTCATATTCAATATTATCCTTATCAATATTACCTCTACAATCAAAAATAACAGGAGCATCTATTGTATTAATATCAACACTTCCTTCTTTGACAGTAAACAATCCAGAATTTAATATGTATTTCTGTAAATATTTTGGATCGCTTTGTATTGCAATTAGATTATAAGGAAAGGGATTGTAAATCTTCTTCTTATTAAAATTTTCATATAAGAGACCTAATTTTGGTGTAGCTTTTATTTCATTATGATACCAATCAGTACCACATGCATCCCATAATAATTGAGTTACGTCTAATGTTGTAGCTTGACCCACTGGAAATGTTTCAATTTCTGGGTCATGTATTAATTCTATTTCAATATTTGGATTGTTTCGAGTATAATATCCATATTGTAATGCTGTCCATACACCAGCATTTCCACTACCTAAAATTACAATTTTCATTTCATATCCTGGCGGAGTGGACGAGATTCGAACTCGCGACCCCCGGCGTGACAAGCCGATATTCTAACCATGCTGAACTACCACTCCTCATTCCTCTTCTTCTATTGGATTATCATAATAATCATGTGTTCCAGCTCTATAGCGAGCTTTCTTTTCTGATACCATAACACTACTTTCCCAGGCAAACCAGCCTGCGGCAACCGTTACGAATATGATAAACAGTGTATTAAAAAATTCCATTATATTTCTCCTTTTGGTGGAGCGAGAGGGAATCGAACCCACGACCTTCTGGATGCAAACCAGACGCTCTCCCTACTGAGCTACCGCCCCTATATATTTTTCCTAAAAACAAATTCAATTGCTCTTTCCGCCTCTCTATTAATTGGTCTTTTCTCATACCAATTGCCGGTATCAGCATCGAGATCTCTTATTAAAAATTCTATTTCTTTTGAAGTAATAGGATAACCTTTACTAATTGCATTACCTGCAATCGATACCATTAATTGATACATTGCATAGTACCATCCTTCAGTCAATCCTTTATATTCTTGTACTCTTTTTTGATTAACAAATGGACAATCTTTATATCCAGTCCAAGCTATATTTGTATTATTTAATTGAGATTTTCTATGATCCATTAATCCCTGTTTGATGGCAGCTGGAAGACGATCGTAAAAGCTCTCAGCTGGTACTGCGTATTTGTGTCGTACCATGAGGTCATCTGGGTCCATAATCTCTCCATGATGGGAGAAGATGAAGTTAAAACTGTTTCTGTACTCAGATGGTACGTAATACATTCTGGATAGGTCTTTTGTTTGGGCATCTGCGATACCTCCTATTTCTTTATTTAAAGCATACCAAAAGTGCTTTATGTTATCTTTTTCTACCCATTTGGTTAATGGGAATACTAATCTAAACTTTGGATGTTCTACACTAGAACTTGCTGTTGAATAACATACATATCGATATTGCATATATTTCTCTTCAATTTCTTTCATATCTCCAGAGAAGTTATCAACATCAATAATACCAAATCCACCCCAAGCAGTAACATTATCGTTTGCTCGTCTTGAATCTGTATATACTGCAGGACTAATTAAAGGAGCAGCTGATTTTGTTTGATATTTATTTGAGTTTGCTAATCGATAGAGAACAGATTCGAATTCATCAAATGATTCGTAGTCCATTCTTTTTACAGTTGAGCTATCGTAAATATTATCAAATATTGTCAGTGAGATTTCCATGGTTTCCATTATGTGAAGGATTTTCCCATCCTTCGGGTTTCATTAAGTCTGGTAATCCTAAAGGATTAGGTCTTTCAGGTTTAGTACCAACCTCTTTTGCCATATTAGCTTTATGTACTTCATTCCAGGCTTTTTCTACATCTACTCCAAACGCGAGTAATGTACCTATTGCAATAACACATATATCAATATGACCATCAATTAATTCTTCCGGGTCTGCGCACGCGAACGCGTGATTTGATTCTAGCCATTCTTCTTTTAAGAAGTCCATTCTAAATCTTAGGAATTCAAAGAGTTTATCTCTATTAGCAGGATCTTGCATCCAATCTTGAATGCCAAACTTCTCCTGCATATCAGTTATATCTTGTACCCAATTTGAGCTCATGAATGTATTACTCCTTTTGGTGGCATTGTAATACCGCTTCTTGCTGATTTAAATTGATCTATTAAGCTATCAATTGGATCAACCATAAACATAATATCTTTACTTCTAATAGTTAATCCATCCTTTGCTTTAGTATAAGGTATAAATGGCATAAATCCAATTTTACCTTCTCCTGCAGGTATCATTATAATAGCATCTTTAATTTCGACTTGGTTTCCATCAGAGGTATCAACCTCAGCTATTATTTCTTCTCCTGAAGTTAATCTTAATAATTTTATATTTTCACTCATATTTTTTCCTCACAGTGGGTATATTATACCATAGTTTTGTTCATTTGTAAACCTTTTTTTATCCAAAGAAATCCTCCAATGTACTTATCTCTATAGAACTCCATCCTATTGCAGTAAGAATTGGATCAACTGCATCAAGGAAAGACTTTTTGAATTGTAGTTCATAATCTATGTACCGATGCAATCCAAACTCTTTTGGAAGGTAATCTGGAAATGCTATTACATTTTCTTTTATTGGATTAGGGGTTCGGAGATATAAGAATTTAACTTTATCTCCATTTCTGAGATTAGGATATTGAGTTAATCCTAAATCTTTTCTTTTCATATTATAGAGAAGAGATCCACGAACATGTATCGGAGTACCTTTTCTATATATTGTTTGATTGTCAGAGAATCCAGTTATATTGTTAGCTCCTCTAGGGAAAGCAATCTCATCTGGTCGAAGAGTAAAGAAGTGAGTTTTGAATTGATCAATCGCTTCTTGTACCTCTTTTTCGCTTTTAGATATAATAACTTTGAATATATTTTTTAAAGCATCTCTGCATGCTTCTGGAGTAGAGCTCTTATTAGCTTCAACTCCTACTGTTTTGATCTTAGGAGTTTTAAGTCTAACCCCCTCATTGTCTAATACATTTAGAATATATCTCTTTTTGGCCAGATATATTCCTCTATCAGCAATAACCTCTCGGCTCATATGCATTTTATTTTCTATTCCACCATATCTTTGGAATAAGTTTTCATAGCAATCTACGAATACACTTTCTAATTCTTTACAAGCTTTATCTAGGAAGTCCACAGGCTTATCCGTATTTACACGTTCAACCAAGGGCCCCAGACCAATATATAAGGAATCTGTATCGATTGCTAAGACGTAGTCTGAGGAGCTCTGAAGGACCTTGTTTAAGTACCTATTAATAGATTGTTCACCCCATCTAATAACCATTTGTCCTGTTAAGGTGATTGCTTCAGCGATTCGTTGATCAAAATATCTAAAGTATCTATTACCAAGAGCACCATATAAACTATTAAGTAGAATTTTAAGAGCCATTTGTCTATTCTCTGCAACAGATATATCTCTTTCAATCCTATAAATTTCTTGCTTATCTTCTGGATCTACTTTTTGTAAAGCTTGTTGAGCTTTGATTTGTTCTTTTTTAACCCCTACTCTTTCATTAAATATCTCTTCAACAATCTTGGGAAGTACTCCTTGTTTTTCAGTATGGAAGTATTGCCCGTTTGCACATAATCCATATTTATCTTTATATACTTGTTGCTTACCTTCTAGCATAGAATCTACATTTACATCTACTGTTTCACCATTTGCAATTGTTTCAGGAGACATATTATATTGCATAATCAAAGAAGGATATAGACTACTTAAGTCAAATGATACCACATGATCGTGCATACCTACCTGGGGTTCTTTTACATAACCTCCAGCATAATTTGTTTTAATTGAATCTGTTGGGAATGGAACTATTATATTATCTTGAATAAGATCTCTATAAATGATTGTATCCCAGATTGCTGTAGTTCCAAACACATCTGGATAGTTAACTCCACCTCGATAAGCTATAGTAAGAGCAAGAGTAATCAATCCCATTTTATCTTCAAGACGATCTACTAATTCAACATCTCGAATATTATAATCAATAAACTTTTGGTGATCATCTTCATAGAGTTTGTTAAGTGAACCATGTTCTTCATAAGATAATTTCTTCTCACCTAATACTACATAAGCAATATGATTAAGTGCATATGATTCTTGCTGAGTATATGCATATCCAAACTTCTTAAATATCTCCATATAATCCATATGAGATATACCTTGGAAATCATAAGTTTGATCTCTGTTCATAGACTTATAAGCTATTCGAACAGTTTTCTCTTCTACTGTACCCCAAGGTGATAATTTTTTAATGTTTTGTTCGCCTAGGTCTGGGCCGAATACTCGAGTAATTCGATTAACCAAATAGGGTATATCGAAGAACTTACTATTCCATCCAGTGATAACATCGGGCGTGTGCGAGGGCGTAGCCCAGTGATTAATAAAATCAACTAATAATTCTTTTTCATCAGCACATTTCTTATAGATTACTCGATTAGTTTTCATAAGAGATTTAGATACATCATAATCTCCTAATCCCCAAACATAGTATGTGTGATCAATATTATTCTTTAGACAAATAGCTGTGACAGGTTTTAGAGCTTCTTTTGGCTCAGGAAATCCCCCGTCAGATTGTACCTCAATATCAATTGTGGTTACATTAATTCTAGATCGATCAAATTCTATATGACCAGGAAATAGATCATTAATTAGGCATGCTTGATATCTGGTATTACCAAAGATAAGGCGACCAGCTACTTGATTGTTTTGAGTGATCCATTCTTTGGCATCTCTCATAGATTCGAATTTGACTGGCGCAACAGGTGTTCCGTCCAGGGAACGCCATTTGGTTGCTTTGGATGTTCCTACAAAAAGTGTAGGTTTGTATTTGATTTTCTTTTGGACTCGTTTACCATTTTCTATACCTCTGTAAAGAAGCATATTTCCATAACGAGCAACATTAGTGTAAAAATTCATATAGTGTCTATTATACCACAGTTTCAGTCAATTGTAAACCATTATTTAAAAGGTAGGGGGAAAATAAATCCCCCTATCTTAATTCAAGATCAGTTTATTTTGATCTTTTGAGGACGCTTCTCTTCTGGAATGTCTACTCGTAGATTAACTACAAGAATACCATTCACTAGATCAGCATCATCTACAACAACATACTCAGCGAGCCTAAAGCTCTTTGAGAATTTGCGAGATGATATACCTTTGTGTGCGTATTCGCGTTCATCGTCGGCCTTAGAACCAGAGACAGTTAATGTTCCGTCTTTAAGCTCTACCTCAACATCATCTTTACTGAATCCTGCAACAGCCATTTCAATCATGAAATTTTCGTCGTCGATTCGGACAATGTTATGAGGTGGATAGTTATCCTGACCTGGAGTACCTGAAGTAAGTCTCTCGAGCTCTGAGAACAGAGGTTCGAAACCTACAAATAGTGAACGTGGATACGTTAAACTAAGATTTCTAGTCATCATCTTTTCCTCCTATTTTTAGCAAGGTTATTGAGGCCCACACCGTGTGGCACCTCTCGTTTATAGAAGGCATCCTGTTATGATGCTCGGAAATATTGTGGTAACTTTAGCAATGTCACCCCTTCTATTATAGTATTTATACGGGCTTTGATCCTTCTTTTGAAGGACTATTGCCAATATTATACTTTGGACATAATTCCCACATATGCTTATCTTTAAAAGGTATTACCTTTATTTGCCTTAATGGTGCTATGTCCTTTGCTGCTTCAGGATTAATTAATGTAACTAATCCCCAGTCAGCCAACAGAGTCGAAATTGTATTACGTCTCTGAAGATCATTCTCTACTAGGTTCGAGGGTTTCCCGTCTAGTAAAAATAATTCTTTAAAATGTACGATGAAATATCTTCCTTGTTTATGTAAGATATGACACGATTGAAATAGTTTGTTATCCTTTCTGGATGCTACACCGATACGTGTTAATGTTTCTCTTACTTTAAGAAAGTCATCTGGTTCGCTTAATGTAATCTCTAACATATCGTTTGGAGACCAATCATTAATTTGTTTTTGTTCTTCCACCTTTATAAATCCTTTTTCTCAAATCTTCAATTTGCCTATTATTTAATAATGATAAAACAGATTTAGCTTTTTCATCGCTATATCCATAATATTCCTTAATGATACCGATACTTTGTATCTCAGTGGGTTTGAACCATTTAGAGAATCGATTTCGTTTCTTAATTATATTTATAAAAAAATCAAATTGAAGACGCGCTGGTAGGTGGGAATGTTGATTCATTTCATTAGCATATAATACTGTATCTGGAAAATAAGAAAGAGCTCTATTAACTATAAAAGGTTGATATTCATCTTCAGCTATATCATCTACCA